ATGCCGTTCGTCGATTCCCACTGCCATATCAATTTTCCCGAGCTGGCTGAAAACATCGGCGATGTGCTGGCGCAAATGCGCAACAACGAAGTCGTCAGCGCACTGTGCGTATCGGTCAACCTGGCGGATTTTCCTCAGGTACTGGCGCTGGCCGAGCAGCATCCCCAAATCTACGCCTCGGTGGGCGTGCATCCCGATTACGAGGGGGTCGAAGAGCCCAGCGTCGCCCGCTTGGTCGAGTTGGCGCGGCATCCCAAGATCGTCGCCATCGGCGAAACCGGCCTGGATTATTTTCGCCTCAAGGGCGATCTGGAGTGGCAGCGCGCGCGCTTTCGCACTCACATCCGCGCGGCACGCGAGAGCGGCAAACCGCTGATCATCCACACCCGCGAAGCGGCGGCAGACACGTTGCGCATCATGGCTGAGGAAAAAGCTGCCGAGGCGGGCGGCGTCATGCATTGCTTCACCGAAACCTGGGAAGTGGCCGAAGCCGCACTGGCGATGGGTTTTTACATCTCCTTTTCCGGCATCGTCACGTTCAAGAACGCCAGACAACTCAAGGAGATAGCGCAGCGCGTGCCGCTGGAGCGCATATTGATTGAAACCGATGCGCCATATCTGGCCCCGGTGCCGCATCGCGGCAAGCTCAACCAGCCGGCTTATGTGAAGGACGTCGCCGCAGAGGTCGCCACGCTGCGCGGCATCAGCCTGGACGAAGTGGGACGGAGTACCACGGAGAATTTTGTGCGCCTATTCAAGCTGGATAAGATGGTCCAGTGATTTTTGCATATGAAATCTGCATGTGAAACATCTGCATATGAAATTATGTGAAATTATGTGAAATTATTGACAGGAATTCGAATATCCCTATAATGCGCAACTCGTTTTGCGGGAGTAGCTCAGTTGGTAGAGCGCAACCTTGCCAAGGTTGAGGTCGAGAGTTCGAGACTCTTCTCCCGCTCCAAATACAGGAGACTAGTGTCCCGGCACCGGTCTGAGGGAAAGCATTCTGGCTTTCCCTCAATCATTTCAAGCTGTTGATTCGCAGTACGGCGAGATAGCAAAATGGTTATGCAGCGGATTGCAAATCCGCCCATCCCGGTTCGATTCCGGGTCTCGCCTCCAAATACCCGCCCGGGTGGTGAAATTGGTAGACACAACGGACTTAAAATCCGTCGCTTGGGTAAAACCAGCGTACCGGTTCGATTCCGGTTCCGGGCACCAGACGATAGCACCTGCTAACTTGTTCCGCAATACTTCCGCAAACTATGTGACAATACGGCCTAATTTATTCTTGATTAAAGCCTTTGCTATCTTCATTAGTGTACCCTCACCGAACTGATTAAGCGCGAGATTGACAGCCGAGCAAACCAGTCTGACATTGGCAAATGTGTAGCCTTGATCAGAATGAATCCGGTCGATACTTGGTGACCATGGCCGTATTTTTTTATTTTTGTAGGTCTCAAATGAAAATGCGATTCCGGTAAGTTCACATCTACCAGCGGCGCGCGTTGCTAGTTTCTCAATATCATCCGGCGTTATCAAAAAATCTATTCCACGTTTTTTTGCTGCTATCTTGCACCTCTTATATAAAAAAACAGCAAGCCAAGGAATATTTGTCCTGGCCTTTATATTTGGATATAAATTTTCTGCCTCAAGCTGCCTTTCAATTTCTATATGCCTTGAAAAAGCGGATGCCTTGTTCCGCCCTAGCGGTATTTCTTCTCGTTTGCCGTTTTTGTGTGTTCTTAGATAATAATAATATTCAATGCTGTTGCGCTTTCTGATGGTCATGCGCGGCGGCAAGTCGTTCTGTGATGTTCTTCCCATTTCAATGCTCCTTTGCCGGACGAAACTTCGCCGTGGTTTTGACGTAATCTTCCCCCACCATCCGCGCCAAGCGATGGCCTCGCCGGTGGATGCTGTTGGCGTAAGATTCCATGCCGCGCGCGGCACAGTAGATCAATTCCAGCACGTCCTTGCGCGTCTCCAGCGGCTGCCAATCTTCCGGATTGGTGTGGCCAGCCATGACCATCACGTCTTCCATCATCGCATCGCGGAATTGTTCATAGGCCACACGAGTCAACGCCCATGCGCGCTGGTTGATGCGCGTTTGGCGTTCGCCGGTGATAGCGGGTAGCGCCCTGGGTGCTGGTGGCAGAGCTGGCGGCGCACGCTTGGCCGCAGCCTTCTCCAGCGCGTGCTGTTCGAGCTGATCGAACGCCTCGATGAACTTCTCTGTCCATTGCGCAGCTTCCTTGCCGGTGAATTTGCATGCGAGAAAGGAAAATCCTTTGCGGGTGATGATATACATCGGACGTTTTTTGCCCTGTGCATCGGTATATCCAGCCAACTCAAAATTGAGGGCGCTAAATTCCGGTGAGCATTCCAGATTCTGGATTGTGCGAATCACGTTGTAATGCTGTTTGCCGAAACTCTTGGCAACGATGAGGCTGGTGGTGGTGGCTTTGCCGTGGACGAGCTTGACGGACGGTTTGCGGGATGGTGTGTTCATGATCTTCTGCTCCTTGTTAGGGATTCCACGATGACCGTGGGCGGCCAAGCGTTAACAACCGGCAGAAGTCGGCGGGCATATTTCCCTTGCGGGTCTTGTATTAGCCTCACGCTCGGCCATGAAAACATGGACGTAAAAAAACCACGACTTTCGGGCGCGGGGCTATCCGCTTCTGCATAGTGTTGTTAGCACCTGACGCGCACCATACCCGAAAGATTTGCTATTTGTCAAATCGCTCCTATTTTGTCGGACCTACTTTCTCCCCGCGCCTTCCGCGCACGTAGTGCTCGGTCATGGTGACGGTGGTGTGGCCAAGCTGCTTTTGAGCCTGGCGGATATCGCCGGATGATTCGGTCTTGTCGGTGGCGGCTTTGGCGCGCAGGTCGCGGAATTGGAAGGTGGCTTTGGCCACGCCGGCAGCTTCGCGTGCGGTATCGAAGTGGGCGCGCAGCATGGGATAGGTGTAGCGCTGACCATGGTCGTCCACGATCAGGTACAGGCTGCGGATCTTATGGCCGATCTTGCGCGCCAGGATGCGCTCGATGAGAATAGCCAGGTCGCCCTCGATGCGGATGCGCAGTTTGGTTTTGGTCTTGCCCTGGGTGATATGCAGCACGCTGTCGCGGAGATCGGCCTCGGTCATTTTGAGGACGTCTGCAGGGCGTTGACCGGTGAGGTAGGCCATATCCATCGCATCGCGCAGCGGTTGGCTTGCGGCCCCGTGTACGGCGATGTAAGTAGTCTCCTCGATGTAGATATCCTTGCGTCCGGTCTCTGAATAGCCCTTGATGCCCGCGCAGGGGTTGGGTAGGTCGGTGTAACCCCAATCCCTGGCCATGTTCCAGATGTGGCTGAATAAGGCCTTCTCGCGGTTTGCGCGGACCTTTGATGGATTGCGCCAGTCCATGTACTGCCGGACGTGGATAGGACGAATGCTGTCGAGCATTGCCGGCGGGTTGTCAAAAAACCGATAGAGGAATTTTAGTTCGGTGAGATTGTCCGCCTGGGTGCGGGGTGCTTTGCCAGGCAGGATTTCGCGAACGTAGCGCTCGGCTACTTTGCGGAAGGTCAGGAATGTTTCCGGCTGCGGTTGGTCGATCTGCAGTTCGGTCCACTTTTTAACGGCCAGCGCATAGTCGCTGCCAAGCGGGATCTCCTTGCGCGGTTTTCCGCCGGCATCGAAGTAGTAATGCACCTTGTTGCCACGCGCGCGTGCGCGCATCCTCGGCGGCAAGTTCAAATTGACGGTCGGTTTTCTTCCCATGCTGGACATACTACGCTCCTTATCGGCCGCCCTGCAATACGGCAGGCCGCCATGCCTGTTGGGTTGGTTGTTGCTCTGCCACACCTTCGACCGCCGTGCGTGTCACCACCGGCTTGCCGTGCCCATTGAGACGGAATGCGATGCCCATGGTGCGGAGCTGGGCGATCTGCCGCTCCTTGAGCGCAAAGCCGGTCAGGTCACGCAACTCGTCGGCTGTGAGGAAGAGCGGGTTGGTCATGGCTTCCCCCGCTTGAATTCGATCGCCCATACCCACGGGTTTACGTCCCATGAGCCGGGGCCGTTGATGGATTTCCAAAGCTGTTGATAAAGGCGTTGTGGCCATTTCAAGCGCCGCCCAGTGTCATTGCCTGATTCACCATCCAATGGCTTCCAGTCTTTATGTAGCAGAGCGTACATATCGCTGACGCCTTCGGCGAGTGCATCTTTATAGTTGATGTCCTGCACCCGCTCCACGCGCATGCTGAGGATCTCCAGCGTGATGCGCGACGCCCAGCGCGGCATGAAGATGCTGGGGTGGATCCTGCAGGGCGATTGGCTGGGCTGCCAGTGATATTTGCCCTCCTCATCCGTCTTTTCGCCAGCCTTGTCGCAATCGTCGCAGCATTGCAGCCAGTATTTTTCAAAGTCGTCGGCTTCGGGAACCTGCAACCATTCTCGCCGGCTGTGGTTGTCGGCCAGGTAGTCCACGGCGATCTCGCCCCCATCTTCATTCCATGCGCCGATGCGCCATGTCTCGCGCACCCATAGGCGGTCACCTGGCTGGCCGTATGGGCACGGTATCCGCTTCCCGTCGAACAATGCTGCATACACACTTTTTGTTGTTGGGTTGCACTCCTTGCAGAGTTTGCTGGATGGCTGCGGCTTCACTGTCCTCCGCGTTTGGGTCTTGCCTCCATCCAGCAGAGCACGCACCATCGGGGCGGAAAATAAAATTGGGCGTTCTTTGGTCATAACCAGCGGCATTGCGCCGTTGCCGCCATGGCGGCATCATCAAATACCGCCGGACGAAGTCCGGCGACCTTATTTGTTTTTCCGGGGTTGACCTTCACGCTGTTGCCTCCGCTGCTTGCGCAGCTTTCTTTTTTGGCGCGGATTTTTTCGCTGCAGGCGCAGCAGCGGTTGGGGTAGAAGCGGGTTTGGCGACTGCTTTTTGAACAGCCTTAACCTCGGCGATCGCGGCATTCCGCACTGCCTCGACATCGACGCCTTGTATCTGGGCGATACGCAGCATGGTTTGTGGTGTCTTGCCATCTGCTCTTTTCAGCGCCCAGATATCGACATCGAGTTCGGATGCCATCTCCATCTCGAACACGATCAGGAAGTGTTCGCTCGGGTCCATATCCGGCAATCTTTTCTCGAAGGCCTCGGCACGCGCGTCATGGTTGGGTAGTGCGGCCAGGTCCGGCGCATGCCAGGCGATGAGGCCTTTGACAAGGTCGTTGTCATATCGCGCTCCATTGAATGTATCCTCGGCCAGTACGCGGAAAAGTTCGGGACGCATTTTGCCGGCGGCCAGATCGGCAGCGATGCTGGCGCGCAGGTCTTCAAACAGTCTGGTGCGGAAGGCGTTCTCCGCCCCGACGGCGGCTTTTTCTTTTTCCAGGCGCTGCTTGTCGGCTTTCGATCCGGACGAGGCGGCGCCCTTGAGCTTGATCTCGAAACCCGCTTGGCGCAGCGCTTTGGTGGCGGCCTCGATGCTGATGGTCTGGATGATCTCGCCTTTGTGGTGAGGATCTTCGATGAGGGTCTTTTGCACGGACGGTTTTCCATCCTGGGCGGTGAGCAGTTTGGTCTTGATCAGCGCCTTTTCCCAGGTGGTGCCCTTGGGATCGTTCGGGATGGCCTCGGTCAACAGGGTCATGCCTTGCTGCTGCAAGGAGTGATTCAGGCTGTAATTGCTATAATGCGGGTGAGGTATCATCTTTTTCGCTTCCTTGCCGGCGATCACCTTGTGGCCGTCGGCTGCGGCCTGTTTCTGGATGAGCAGGACGTGGGCGACTTTTTTAAGGCCGAAGCAAACGGTGTCCGTGCAGACGTTTTTACTTTGCACGTCGTCGAACAGATCCGGCTGGTTGCCGGTGAGCTTTGGGCAGGTGGCGCAAGCGCCGGCCTTGGGCAACAGCTCGGCATCCTTGGGCGACCAGGGCGCCTTGGCGAGATCCAGCATGAAATGTTCGTGGATATGATGCTTGGCCTCGCGGTATGACATGGCCTCGTCGCCGAAGCGCGGATGGGTGATCGCTTTAAGCGCTTCCAACTGCAATTTGTCGGTCGGGATGCGGGCGATCAACAGTGCGCGGGAGGCATCGAGCAGGCCGTCATAGAACGCCTTGCGCGCGTCATTGCAGAGTGTCAGCAGCTTGAGCCGGGCATAGACATAGGCGCGGCTCTTGCCGATCTCGGTGCCGAGATCCTCGGCTTTGCTGCCCAGCTCGATGAGGCGCTGGTAGCCTTCGGCTTCTTCCAGCGGATGCAGGTCGTCGCGCTGCAGGTTCTCGATCACCTGCGCATGCAGCACCTGCAGATCGGTGAGCTCGCGCACGAAGCAGGGCAGCTCGGTCAGTCCGGCCAGTTTGGCGGCACGGTAGCGGCGCTCGCCTGCGACGATCTCGTAGCGTGTGGCTGCCCGTTCGCGGTTCTGGTTTTTCTTGATCTCAGCGAGCGCGACTTTGACGCCGGCCATGTTTTTACTGTCGATATCGGAGGGCATTTCGGCCTGTCCGGCATGGATGCGCTCGGCATAGAGCTTGTCGGCCAGGGTGTAAGGCTCGGGGAATGGCCAGACGGCAGCCGGTCTGCCAGGCGCAGATCGAATCTCGCGCACCAACAGCGGCTGCAGCACGCCCTGGTATTTGATCGACTCGGCCAGTTCATTGAGCTTGGCCTCGTCGAAGCGTTTGCGCGGGTTGGTTGGCGATGGGGTGAGCAGTTCAATCGCGATGGTCTGGTTGATCGCTACTGCTGCGGATGGGGTGGGTGCGTTCATGCTTGATCTCCTTGGTGGTTATGTCGATACGTCTTGGTTAAATTGCCGCTGATCACATGCCCGCGATAACGCAGGATGTTGGATAACTCGGTGCGTTGGTGATAGCTGTGTGTGGATTGACGAAGCAAGCCGTAGTAACTGTTGGCCGTTTCGAATAAGTCCTTGGCATCGATGTCGCGCACCCGGCGCATCGCCTCATTGATGGTGCGTTTGCGCGTGACGCGGTGCCACGGCTTGATGACCTGGCCAACGAAGTCCACGCCGCGTTCTATCGGCTGCAGGATGGTCTTCGCCGGGTTGAGGCGAAGTCCAAGGTTCTCCGGCAGCCAGGCTTCTATGTCGGCGCGGACTTGGTTGAGCCATTGTGGCGATGGGTGCAGCAGCACCATGTCGTCCACGTAGCGGACGTAATGCCTGCAGCGCAGATTGTGCTTGATGTATTGATCCAGCGCATCGAGCAAAACGTTGGCGAAGAATTGCGATGACAGGTTTCCGATCGGCAGGCCGTGGCTCACGGGTTGATTGGTCAGGCGCTTGTGCGACGGCACCCGGTCCAGCAGATCAGGCGCACCGCGCAGTTCGAAGTTTTCGCGCGGATCGTGGAACAGTACCTGCTCGGTCAGCTGCATCCACCATGGTTCGGTGATGCGCTTGGCCAGTAGTTCACGCACGATGCGTTTGTCGATGCTGACAAAGAAGTTGGCGAGATCCAGTTTGAGGTAGTGTGCCGGCATGCTCCAGTTATGGGTGATGCTGCGGATCTTCGCTTCCAGCCGCTTGGCTCCATACAACGTGCCGCGCCCTGGGATGCAGGCGCAACTGTCGGCGATGAATCCGGCATAGAACCGGGGCGAGATCCGGTTGTAGAGCAGGTGGTGGACGATACGGTCGCGGAAGTCTGCCGCCCACACCTCGCGCGGCTTCGGCCGGGTGATGACGAAGCAGATGCTGCGACCGGGGCGATACGAGCCGCTGCGCAGTTCGTCGTCGAGCTGGCACAGGTTGTGTTCCAGATCGATCTCGAAGGCCAGGGAAGTCGGTTTGTTGCGTTTGTTGTTGCGGCAATCGAGGTAGGCTTGCACCAGCTCCTCGAAAGAAAAATCAGCATGGCCAACCGTATATTGATGGCCCAAGTTTTGATCTGCGAACGGGGCGCACGCGGAGCTCACAGCTCTTGTTGTTGTTGTTCTGGTTTCCGTTTTTGAAATTCTGATACCAGGCGTTGTTTGAGTTGCCGGCGTGCTGCGTTTATTCGCACTATCTATGTCACCCTGCCGACCTCTGCAGCCGGTCAACAAGGAAACTGCGCCAGACCTGCCTCGGGTAACTAGCCCGGCGGTATCTGTTGTGCGCATGTCGGTGGCCGCCTGATGATTCTCGGGGGCCAGCGGTGCGACCAGATTAAAAGTTCGTACAGTCATCGTGGCCTTGACCATCATGAAGCGGACGAATTTGCGTATTTGCGCCATCCAGTGGCCTGCTTGCCGATACTGTTGGTGAGTTTGATCACCTTGGCGTATTGCCCGGTGGAGATCAGCCGCTTATCTCTCGACAAGCGCAGCAACAGTTCGGCGACCTGCAACCGTTCGATCAAGGACAAGATATGCATGTCCTTCTCGCGTGCGCAATTGGCACGAAAGATGAGCACCAGAATGGCAATGCACTCCTTGCGGAGTTCTGCGCCGATCAATGCCTTGAAGTCGCGGGGCATGTTCTTGGCGAGATCCATGATGGCATCGAACAGGTCGTAGGCCGTTTTGTGTATCGTCAGGTCGGTATGGAGAGCCATGCTGAATAAATCAAATCGTTAAATGACTAATTACTGAATTCTCTGCGAACGGGGCGCACGCGGAGCTCACAGCTCTTGTTGTTGAAGTACTGGAGTCCGTTTCTGAAATACTGATACCAGGCGTAGTCTGAGTAGCCGGCGTGCTGCGTATTCGACCAGTAAGCAGCCTTCTGGAATTCCTCCGGCATGTGAGCGAGGAACATGGCCTGTTCGACGCGGTCTGGTAGATCACCACCGAGGTTCTTGGCCCAATCCATACCGTCGTTCCAATCTTTCTCTTCGTCGCCCGGCATCAGAAAGGTATGGCGCATCCGTCCGCTTGGTTCGATGATCGAGCCAAGGTAGCGTTCGCCCGGCCTCGCAGCGGGTATTGCGAACAAGGGTTTGCCGGGCTGGCCGAGGTGTCTTTCGAGCCAGGCACGGAAGAGTGCAGACGTATCAACAGTGAGCTTGGCTCCGTCGATTTCAAGGGTTGTAGTTGTGGGCATAGGTGGCTCCTGATTGATGAATGACTGAATTGGTTAAATGGGTTGTCTGCGAACGGGGCGCACGCGGAGCTCACAGCTCTTGTTGTTGTAGCTCTGGTGTCCGTACCCGAAACCCTGAAACCAGGCGTAGCCTGAGTAGCCGGCGTGCTGCGTGCTGGTCCAGTAGTATTCAAGCTCGAACGCTTCTTCGCCGCCCGCCTTGAAGGCATCCAGCATGGTCTGCACGGGAAATTCTGGCGTGTAAGGATAGGTGGGGGGCTCGGCGGACAGGTTGATGCCGGAGCGTGCATAGCACCAGTTCAAATCCGGGGTGGGCTTGAATGCGCGATAGCAGAGTTCCAGTTCGTCCTGGGACGGAATGTAGAAATCTGTTTGGTCATCGATATCGAGCCCGAGAACGAGTTTGGCCAGATCGCTGCCCGCATCGGCCATCGCTTGTGTGTTGGCCAGCCCGTCGTTGTAAGATTTTGCGCCCGGCACGTCGATTTCATCTTCATGCCACACGCCTTTAAGCTTGATTGATTTCTGGGATACGATGATGGCGAAGCGCTGACCGTTCAGATTGATCGCGCCGGCGAAAAATCCGCCCGGCATGGGTGTGCCGATTGAGGGAAGGGTGGGTTGGGTGATTGCGTTCATGGTGTCTCCTTTTGGTGGTTACTGCGTTGATAAAATTAATGCCTTCATGCTGTGATTCCTTCCTCGATTCGCCGATGCACTTCATTCAGTGCTGCGACGATCTGGCCGCGCGCGGCAATCTCCAGTTGTTCGTCGTGGATGTTGGCGGCAGCCAGCACGACGCGGATGCCTTCGCTATCGAAGGCCCACTTGCCGCGCAACAGGGCGCGTTTTTGGACGCGCAGCAGGGCTTCCTGCGCGAGTTTGATGGTGGGTATTGTTGCTGCGGCGATGCCCTGTTCAGCGAGGATCAGCGCGATGTTGAACGAGCAGGCCAATGTGCTCCACGCTTGCTCCGTGCCATGGCCGCGCAACAGAGCTTGAAGGCTGGCACGGTAGGCGATGCAGATATCGCGCTGCTGGTCTTCGGCCAATGGCATGCGCCTGGTGATGCAGGCCATCGGGTCGAGGTGCTGGCGAGGAGTACGTTTTCTCATCGTGTTATCCGTGTGCCGTGGCACGTTCCCATATCTCGTCGAGCTTCTCGGCCTGTCCCGTTGGGCCGGTCGTCAGCGAACGGCCTTGTTCCAGCCGGTTTTTTATCGAATCCAAAAACTGCACATCCCATTCGGTCAGCCGTGATTCGCGCGCTTCACAGTCTTCGATCATCTGCAGGTGTTCGCTCGCCGTATTTGTTGCACTCATTTTTTAATCCCTCTCCGTTTTCGTTCTTTCGCACCGCGTGGCGATCGGACTTCGATCGTCTGGCAACCAGCGAACGTTCTGCCCTCGCCATCCTCGTAATCGCTTTTCAAGCTGCACGGCGCGCCGAATACAAACGGCTGCCATGGGTGGTTCAATTGCTGCTCCGGAACCACGTCATGCGCCGGATACAGCACGGCGGCGAGGATGAGGATGGTCCGGAGCGTTTTCATTTACCGTCGCCCTGCGCCGATGCGGTTCCGCGCGTTGAACCAGGCCGAACGTCGCGGGAAGCCGAGCGCGCGGTACCTGAGATAGCGGCGCAGGAGATCCGGCAACAGGGCGATCAGATGGGCTTTTGTCCACCACCAACCGTCCGCGATGACGCCGAGTAGCCTGCGCAACCGGCTGCGTGCCGGGTGTAGCGGGATGACGTTGCTGCGGCGCGATGCAAAGTTGTTGAAGTTCATGTTGTCCCCTTGAAATATGTTTGCAGCCGGATACAAAGTTTTGCCATCATCACGCGCTGTGCTGGTGTGTTTGTAGGGCGCATGCGGTTTTTTATCAAGACCGCGCCGACCGCCACCTGGCAGCGATCAATTGAGCAAACGCATAGCACCGGGTCGGTGAATTGCCGCTTCAAGCAGCTCCATATTGAATTCTGGTTCATGCTGTAATACCTCCATGATTTTTGCGAACACCATATTGCGCAGACCTAGCGACATGTCTGCCCAGTCAATGCAATGCAATGCACCGAGCGCGGCTTTGTCCTTGCTGTTTAATCTTCCGCCTGTGATCTCAAGTGCTTCATTCAAGGTGCAGATATTAAAATGCTTACCTTCCATCATTTTCTTGAGTGCCAACAGGATGGCTTGCTTGTGGAATTCTTCAATCATGTTGGCTCCCTTAGTTGGCCCGCTTGGTGATCATGAAGAACGGCCCGCTGATCTGCGCGAAGTTCAGCGCGGTGCGCGCGGCCTTGATGCTGGTCGCCGCGATGATGTTCCAGGTGCGCGTGCCGCCGGCGTCGGTGATCTTGACCTGGTAGTGGTTCATCCGGGCACCTGCTCACGGCGTGCAGTGCGGAATACGGCGGGCATGCGATCCATAAATAAGGCGGCGAAGCCGTCGCAAGAACGCTCACATTCGGCAGCGCGATACTGCCCGAACCGCGGGCAAAAAATAACCTCAGTGCTTGTGTCCAGCACGTCGCGCGGAACTTCTGAATACCGGCAGTCTTTGCATTTCATGATCATTCCTCTCCTACGCGTGATGACGAATAATTGTTCGTGCCTGTTCGAGAAAAGTCGTCATTGATTGTCCGGCCTCGCCCTTGTCGATCTCCTGCGCGTGGTCATATACCGCGCGATATTGCTTGCGAAGCTGCTCGATGTTGTAGCCGCGTTTTTTGATGAGTTCGAGGCACTTTGCGCATTGATCTTCTGGCGCGGCGGTAAAAAAACTGCAAAACCGGGCGATGTTGTAATGCCCTTGCTTTGGATTCAACCCGCACAGCGATCGCTCGTTATTCATGCGTGCATGCCATGTGATGTTCGGTTTGTTTGCCATCGCTAGGCGTCCAGTCTCACGACCATCAGTTCGCCGGCCTTGGTCAGGCCAACGCTCCGGTGCGTGGCAAACTCGCCGTCGTGCAGCGCTTCCTGCAAGTCCATCGCGTGCCTCTGCCAGAACTCCGCACTCTCTGTGGCCGCCTCCAGTTCTTCGACTCGTTGATGAAGTTCGAACGCATGTTGGCGCAGGTGCTCAAGCTCCATTCGCTCCAACTTCCTCTGCAATGCTTTCAATTTCTTGTCCATCATCGCCCCCTGAATTTGCGTGCGCGTTTGCCAGATCACCCGATCCGCACCGCGCACTGAACCGGGAAGCGAAAGCATGGAACTCGCCGGCCCTTTGATTCGGGCGGGTTTGAAACCCGCCCCTACACCACAACCGCCGCTCGCTACACTTTTTCAACCCCTTGTAGATTGATGAAATGCGATTGGTGGTTGCGGTAGGGGTGAATTAAAGCACACTTTAAATTAAATAGTCAAGCATACTTTAATTTATGACATAATAAAAACCGCAGGGGTGTCCTGCGGCTTTATTTGGAGGTATGCGATGGAGCAAGAAAAAGAAAAAGCCGCGCAGTCGGCGGCTATTCAGGATGGGGTGAAGCAGGGTGAAGCGCTTAGGTCTTCTGACGTTCCCGATCGATCCAGTCTACAAACGGCTGAGTTTGTATTCCCGCCAGAGCAAGCGCGTGCAATTCTCGCTCTAGTTGAAGACAGCTTCGCTCGTCGTGGTTTGATATAGGCACGCTGATGCAGATCTGTGCATGAGCGACACTATCCGTCTCGTTGCCCAGGATGATCTTGTAACGGGCGGATAGGTAATTGCCGTGGCGCTCGATTCCGTCGAATTGATAGGTTGGTTTCATTTGCTTTGTTCGCGCCATCCATGCTTGTTCTCCAGACAATTTTGAATTTCCTGTCTGATGATTATTGGATTGCCGGCATACCCCATATTTGCGGTATATTGGGTTGCAACCAACTGGCAGTCATATCTGTCGCGCTCAAAGTCCTGTGCGTTTTTTGTTTCATGAATAAATATCTTTGGTGTGCAGCCAACTATAAGTACGGTTGATATAATGGCGAGACGAGCGAGCATGAGTTCCCCTTTAGAAATTGAAACACAACTGGATCTGTAGTTGTATCACGTTATTGATTGCCGTTGGTGCCTTCGCTTGGTTCAGTAAGCGTACGCCCAAATTTAGGCATTCTTGCTTGATCTCTAATATCCATTGGTTCCATCACTTTGAGTGTGTTTTTTTGGAATTCATTTTTTGCATAAACCAATATCTTCTCCCCCAGCCCGTCATTGATATACCACGGGCTAAAGCCAGAAAGATCAGCAAGCCCAAGAATACTTTCTGCGCGTAGCCAGTTCATTGGTTCAAGCGGGTCGAGCCAAGCATAAACAGCCTGCACGGTTACATTGCATTTATTTGATATATCGACCACTTCGTGGCCGCGTGCTTTTGCGACTTCCAGAGCCTCGATAACTCGGTCTTTTAATGTGCTCATGATAATTAGAAGCATATACGCACCATATTAAAGTGTGCTTGACCTGCTGGTTTAAAGTATGCTTTAATTGTGGCATGAGTGATTCTGAGGTTATTGATAAATTTGGCGGGACGAATGAAGTCGCGCGCATTTGTGAGGTTACTCCACAAGCTGTATCTCAGTGGCGTAACGATGGAATCCCGTCTGCGCGCAAAATGTATTTGAGGCTGCTTCGCCCCGACGTGTTTGGCCCAGCTCCATCCGAATCCACTCAAATTTCTGAGTCCGCATGATATGAAGCCTAATGAGTCTGATCTGTCTTTTTCCGATCTCCAAGAACGTTGGAGATCAGAGTTTGCAGAACTGGATCGTTTGAACCGGCAGTCCGCGCTTTCAGTGCCGCGATTTTCAGCGACGAGCGCATCAGCCGGTCGCGCCAATCGTTTTGGCCATTGTTCGTTTTGGCAGCCTCGATTCCCGCACATAGATTCATTAGTACGCGCCGTGGGTCGCTGGTTTCGGAGATGGTGCCGGTTATGATGGCCAGACTTTCTTCCGTCGCGCAGACCAGAGATTCGAGCTCTTTGAGGATATCTTCGTTGTTCATGGGCATTCCTTTCGTGATCGGGGGTTGTGTGAGAACTCCACTCTATCACGCTCGCGGATGCCCACCTTTTCCGGAGGCCGCATGATCCATAGCAAGGTAGCTCAGTCGGTAGAGCAGCGGCTTCATACGCCGAATGTCGCTGGTTCAAGTCCAGCCCTTGCAACCCGTTCTTGGCTACTGCCTTTTTGGCTGGCGCTGTTGGCCGCAGGCTTACGTCTGCGGCTTTTTTATTTAGGGTGAGGGTGTCGGTCTGCATGACGGCATCCTATTTTTTTAAACTTTTTTACGCACCCCTAGCGACCCCTAATTATTAGGGGTTGACAGGGGAGGGGAGGCGGAAATGAAAACGACACAAACAAAGCTGTGGTTCGATGATGAATTCGAGGCGCTGCAGTTGATGATCAGCAGCAGCCAAAAGACCTCTAAAGAACTGGCCTGTTTTTTATTTCCCCACCTCAAACCGGACTCGGCATATGCCCGTCTGCGCGCCTGCCTGAATCCCGATAAAGATGAGAGGCTCACCTTCGGGCAGATCATCGCCGCGATGAAATTCTGCGAGTGTTATGAGCCGTTGCTGTTTGCCTGCGATGAAACCTGCCATGCGCGCCCGGCACGTGTTTCGCCAGCCGATGAAGAGGTGAAGCTGGTGGAGGCGATCACCGGCGCAGCTGAGACCTTGAACAAGGCGATGCGCCAGCTTGAGTTGTTGCGCTCGCGTGGCTTGATCAAGGAGGTCTCATGATGCTGGCAACTACAATTAACGAAGCACTACGAGAGGTGGTGCAAGCATTGGGCGGCGCCAGGAAGGTCGGTGTGATGATGCGTCCTGAAAAATCTGCTAAGGATGCGGCCCGCTGGATCTCGGATTGTCTGAATGTCGAGCGCCGCGAGAAGTTCGATCCCGAACAGGTGATGTGGTTGTTGCGCGAAGGGCGCAATATCGGTTGCCACAGCGCAATGTATTTTGTCGGCCGCGAGGCGGGTTACGCAGTCGAAGCGATCGAGCCGCTCGACGAAATGGCGGAGCTGCAGCGGCAGTTCATCGATGCCAGCAAGGGCCTGTCCAAGATGGCCGAGCGCATCGAGTCCCTGGCAAAGATCACAACGGCGCGCACCAGCAGATGATGCTCGCCCCGTCAACAGTTTGCTGCACCCGCCCGGCTAACCGGCGTCTCCGGTGTCTCCTCCCTGCATTGTGGGCGCCGCGGGCGGTGTGCAGCACCTTTTTTCACAGCCCGTTATGACGGACGCTGTTTCCTATGAGCTTCCCTATCCCTTCCCGCCCGGCAAGGTATGGGCCGCGATCCGCTTTGGCACGGTGATGGACATGATCTACATGACGCTGCCCGCCGATTGCGATGTGCCGTTCAACGTGTACCGGCAGCGCTGCCGTGCGGCGTTGGCCAAGAGTGGCGAGGTGTGGTCTGGCGCGGTAGTCAATGGCCGTTTCGTGCCCGATTTCGAGACCACCGATATCCGCCACACCGGCGAGTGCAACACGGCGCGCGAGGTGGATAAGTGAGCGCCGCTATCGAATGCAATTTGTGCGTCGCGACAAGCGGCGAATACAACTGGGCCAACGTTTGTTGCCGTGCCCGTTTTGTGACCGGCCTGCCCGGCATCGATTGGCGGCGCGCTTGGATGGAACGCTGGAAGTCGCGTGAGATCCCGGATTTTTATGAGGCGATCGAGCTGGCCGTGAAGACACGTTGGGCCAATAAGATGGGTGCCGCCAATGGCTGACAAACCGCGCTCAGTGTGGACGCCTATACAGCCCATCCCGGACGATGTTCCGGTGGCGCGGGTGCGGCATCCGACGCGCGGCGAGCCGCTGCGGGTGTTCTTTTACCAGGATGCCGAAGGCCGGCCGCTCGGACGCATCTGCCGGTTCACCACTTCATCCGGCGAAGCGGTGCATCTGCCGCTCACCTGGTGCCAGGATCAGGATGGCATTCGGGGTTGGCGCTGGATTCAGTTTCAGCGCTTCAGGCCGATGTTCGGCCTGGATAAATTGGCTGAATATGCCGCCGATCCGCTGGGTTTTGTGGTGATCGTGTTCGACGAACATGAAGCCGATTGGGCCAGGAAGCTGCTGCCGTCCGGGTGTTGTGTCGTGTCGTGGCCGGGCGGCTTGCGCAAAATCGACGAGGTGGACTGGTCGCCGCTCAAGGGACTGAGCGTGGTGATCTGGCCGTCGCGCACCATGGATCGCGTAAAGGTTAAGCGGGATGCGGATGAGGGTGGCGTAGTTCTGCCACGCGAGCGGCAGCCGGGTTGGATGGCGGCGCTGAAGCTGGAAAAAATCGCGCTCAGTTATGGCTGCAAGGTGTTGTGGATCGTTGATCCTTTTGCGAATGACCAATTGCCCGAAGGGTTCGGCCCTGCGATGGCGGGCATGCAGGACTGGGATGAAAAGCGGGTTTTGGATTTTATCTTCTACCACGGCGCAAAAGGTCTGGGCACCGACGCTGAGCAGCGCCTGCGCAAGCTCACCGGCGAGCGGGTCGCTTCCGATCCGCCCGTCGATGAGGCACAGCCCGCACCGGACGATGACAAATGGCATCTCAACCTGCTGACCAAGCACGGCGAGGTGCTGCCGTGCCTGGCGAACGTGCATGACATCCTGGCAAATTCGGAAGCGTGGCGTGGCGTGATCGCATTCGATGAGTTTGCGCAGCGTGTCGTCAAACTCAAAGCCCCGGTCTATATCGGCGGAACAATAGGCGAGTGGGAATCGACCGATGATTCGCGCACCGCGATGATGCTCTCACGCCTGTTCAAATTCGCACCTTCGTCCGCGCTGGTGACAGAGGCCGTCGAGGTGATCGCGCGCGAGAACGGATTCCACCCGGTGCGACGCTGGCTGCGCACGCTCAAATGGGACAACGTGCCGCGCGTCGATGACTGGTTGTGCGACTACAGT